CTTTTCAGAAATAACCTGCAAAGGATTGAAACCCGCATTAATCATCTGATTAAGGTCTTGCCCCATCAGTCTGCCAGCGGCAGACATCTGAGCAAAGGCAAGTGTCATTGAGGAAAACTTCTCATTATTCCCCATTGTTATATCTCCTATGCTTTTCAATGTTGGAAGTATCTTCTCTGCATCAACATTAAAGCCGAGAAGTGTTTGAGCTGTTCCATAGGTATTTAATCCGCTTTTGATTGAAAGTTCTTTTAAACCTCCAATCATCTCCTTTGCTTTGTCTTCTGATTTTAATAAAGCTGCAAAAGATTTTTCCACCGAATCTATTTCCATCCTTACATGAGTAATATCAGAAACAAGGGATTTTAGCATAGCAGCACCACCGATAACACCTAATGCTTGCTTCCATGAAATAGTAATCCCATTATTAACCTCTGTTATACCTTTTGCATCATCCTTGTAAAGAGAATACTCGTCACGAAGTTTCTTCACAGATAGTCGGGCATTCGCTTGCTCCTGTGTCAATCCGAACAAAGCGGACTTTTCTTCATCAAGAGCCTTTTTTGCAGATGTATATTCAGCTAATTTACTGTTTGCACACAATGGATTACGTTTCAATGCAGTGCGATAAGCATCACCGAGACGCTTAACATCGGCTTCCACATCCTTAACTACTGCCTTTTGAGCGATAATCTTTTCAGTAAACCCATTAACAGACTGTGAAGCAGCGAATATCTTCCTCTTGAAGCCAGTTTCCATCTCCGCACCAGCTTTAGCAGCATTCGTTACCAACTCATCCATTCGTTGCGTGGATGCAGCAAGCTGGGTATTGAGTGTTTTAAAATCGGCAGGAGACTGTGTGCTATCCATACCCTTCAACTCTTGCTTTAACTTAGCTATCTCATTTCTTAATTTTACGACTTCCTCCCAATCGGAAGCCACACGGAATACGAGCTTCGGCATATATTATTGTTTTAATGGGTTCTTACCCTTGGTTTTGAAAAATTCTTCTTCTGATACTTCCTCCATAACTTCTCCGTACACAGTATGGAGCTTGTCCTTTTGCATAATAACCATGTTTCTATATGGTATCTTGTACACGACTTCATCATAAGACAGATGCAGATTTTCCATGAACGTTGCTATCTGTCCCAGTAAACAGTTGTTTCCTACGACCGTTGCTTTGCTGTCAGTAGAGCAACGTTCTTGGCTAAAACTGACAGCTTGTAAAAATTTTCAGCAGAAATCATTGAAAGACCTGTTGCTAAAGCCTCTATCACTTCATCGAATGTTCCATGAGACAATTCTTCATGCAGAGTTTCATCGCCTTGTATGAGCCACGAGAGCGCGCGAGAAGCCGTATCAACATCCTTTAATGATCGAAGCATATCCATTACCGTAATCCCATCTTTCAAATCGGAGAGGTAATATCCGGCACCGGCTATCTTATGAATAGTTGGAGGATGGATTACGTAGGCTTTACCATTCACAAACACCGTTTCAAAGTCTTTTCCTAAAACGGCTGCACTTACTATTTTTGAAGCTTTTTCCATGTATTGAAATTAAAAAAGCGGTGAGCAATCACCCACCGCCATCCTGAAAACATTATTTTTCACCTTAAATTTATGCTGCAGGAGCATCCACTTTTTCACCATCAAGCCAGTACTCACCAGCTACACTAGCAGTTGGATTTTCCATTGCGACAGCAGAAACACCCAGTCCGATATTCTTCTCAACGAAGTTACCTTTACCGATTATAGAGGCATTGGTAAACACAATGTAATTACCGGTTTTAGTCTGACCGACAATCGCCTTGTTGATAACCTCTGCGACATCCGGTTCATGCCAGCCAACAACAGCCTGACCGTCTTTTACAAGCTCACCGCCTTGCAACTCCTTCTTGTCTTCAAAGGAATATTCTCCCATAGTAAATGCCATAGTTCTTGCACCTTTAGCGGTAACGTCCTTGTAGTAAACCTTTCCGGTCAACTCATTGATGTAATCAGTCGTAGTCGGGTCATCTTCTGTGTATCCCCAAGTGTCCTGATGGGAGTTCTTCACTTCTGTGGCAGTTCCTAACCACGTTTTTAAGGAAGCAGGTGTAACGGCAGCAGTTATAACCGCACCGTACCAAATCTTTTTAATTCCAATAAATGGTTTCATATTTTCTCATTTTACGTTTAATACTTCAAACAAAATTCTCACATTCACATAATGACACTTTAAATCCGTGTCCACTTCTGTGCCAATTGAATCAATCGAGTAACGATAGGTTGTGCCGTCATAGGTACTTACTACATCATCAAACAGCTTGTTGGCTCTTCGTTCGAGTTCACCCAAACGAATGGAATTAGCGGAGTTTTCTCCTAAATCAGGAACGCAAAGATTCACTTCCGCAAAAGACTTCTTCCAATAAGTTCCCGGCTGTTGCTTCTTTGCGTGGATAGCAATCCTTTCAGACTTCAATTCACCCGTCAGCGTTTCACCGTCCGGTACTATGTCTATCCCGAAAGCCTTGCAATCCCGGTAGAGAATGTTTCCTATGTCGGTAGTTACTATCATCGTTCAAATCTTCTTTTACATCGTTCTAATGTTCTTAACGCTGCACTTCCTGCAACTTCAAAATCTTTGGATTCCACGAATGAAGCATAATCAGCTTCGTTTTTCAGAGTCAAGCCATCTTCGTCAACCTCATAATCATTCGATTCTCTCAAATGTTTTGTGTGGTCTTGATAGCTCCCGGTAGCTTTTGCATCTTCAACAAATGACTCTCCCTCTTCTTTCATACCAGCAACAACTTCGCTTGTTCCGTCCTCAAAGAACTGGTCAACATCCGAAAAGTCTGCATCTATTCCAACCATATTACTCTGTAGGAAAAATAGTTTGTCTCCAAAGGACTTTTAGCAATCCCCTCCCCTCTTATGCTTCCATCAAGATTCAAACAACGGACTTCTACTCCTGCTTCAACCTTTGTCGGCTTGTCAAAGACTACCTTATATTTGAAATCATACAGAACACCATTGATGGAAACTTTCTTTTCCGCACTCACATCATCACAACGACATTTACATACCTCCTGCCAGCTTTCACCACCGGTACCGGGAATCGGTCGACCGAAATCATCCTTATCCATCGGCTTAGTCACTTTAACCTGTAATATGTGTGGAGCGAATATCATCACCAGAAAGAAACTTTAGGTTTGTTACTCAGTTCATCCTTTAGTCCGTATTGTTTACAGAGGAAAGAATAGTACTGTTTAATCCCTTCGATATTCCAAGACATAGAAAAACCGCTTTCACTGATTGAGGTAGCACGAAGTAAAAGAGAGGGGATGAACTTCGCAATCGCCACCGACACCCGCGTTTGGCAATCCTCGCTCATCTCATCCTCTCCGCTTATCTTCGAGGCAAGACACATATCCAAAAGGTCAGCCTCCGACAACTGAATGCCGAAAGTCTGAAACTTCTGTGATATGTATTCATTTACTGTCATGCGTTTAATGCTTCTTTCAGTTTGGCAGTTGTTTCTTCATCCAATTCTGCAACCTTAGCCAAAAGAGTTTCCTCTTTCATGTTACCGGATGCCTGTATGCCGATGGCTTTCAAAGCATCAACCAAAGCCTTTTTCTCAAACTCCTTTTCAAAGAGGGAGATTTTCACCTCTTTCTTTTCTTCTGGTGCTTTCACTTCAGTGGTTTTCGCTTCAACCCGCTCGGCAAGTCTGCGGCTCTCCATATCCAGCACACGGGATTCCTCACTGACTTCAATCACTTCACCGGGAGTATAATACTTCCCTGTAAACTTGTCACGGAAAACAGATATAACCTTTACTTTCATAGCTTCCTCCTTATGCTGATTGAATTGATGCAATCTCGGTTAAGTCGAAATTAGTAATCAAGTTCGGGTTGGTAATCTGAGGAATCCACTCTGCCGTGTATTCCATGTAACGACCATTCTTGTCACGGTAGTTGGAAATAAGCATCTGACCATCTGCCGGGACATAAGTACGTCCTTGTACGGGATCGGTAGATTCATATGGAGTATGGTGGCGCATATATCCAATTTGGTCGGAAGGTAACAGAGTAATACGGTTATCCGCATAAATCTGTACATTCTTACCCGTCTGATCTTTTACATAATCTTCCTTGATTTCGATACGCGGAAGCCCAATGCCGGTAAATACTTCAGAAGCCAAAGCAGAAGAAACCAAACCAGTACTCAATTTCATCTCGTTTGTTCCGAGAATCATCTTGTACTGCTCGCCAAATTCAGAAGAACCGAGCACGTGTTTGTTGAAAGTCGCACGTGTCATTATCATCTTCTGATATACACCGTAGTCGGGAGCCAACTTGTGTAATTCTTCTCTCAAGTAAGAGATAAACTTATTCTTCGAATCGACAATTACATCAGCCTTTGCTGACTTAATAATGTTGAACGGAAGACTGATCTCCAGTAACTTGTTATTGGTCTGTCCGGAAGAAACAGCGGTATCCTTGTTGTAAACAGTGGCTTCGGCTGTCATAAGCAAAGCACCCAACACAATATCCATACGCTTATGGGCGGCAAGAGTAATCTGTCGATAATCGTCTGAAACGAAGTTTACAATCTCATTCAAAGCCGCCATTTGGTCGGAACTCTTAGCTTGGTTGAACTTGTCAATCAAATCCTGTAATTCAGAAAGACGGTCAATGGACATCTGATAAGCATCACCCAAATAGGCAATCTCACCGTATCCAGAACCGATATTCCTACGTTCACGGATAGGTTTCTCTCCGAAACGAGAATTGATAGAACCAGCCATTACCCCGGTAACATTACCGATGTAATCCTTAAACACACGAGTAGTAACCCTGCGGAAAGTAAGATACTGTTGCCAATAGATAGTATCTTTGCGCGTTTGGTTAACGCGGTTGATGATAGCACTTACAATGCCAGCATCACTAAATAAAGTTTCAATAGTCAAAAACATATCCCACCTCCTTATTCGTTAAATTCAAACCAACCTTTCAAATTCGCCTTGTCATTCTCGGAGAATGGAATAGCCAATTTAGAAGGCTCAATCTCTGCGGCTGTACGAAGCAACGCGACCAAAACGATACCGTCATCTACTTTTGTTCTTTCATAGAGGGCGGAGTTAGCGACATACTTTTGTTTTGTACCGTCTACTGCGGCCGCTTCAAAAAGTACAGCATCCTTTGCGACATTCTCACCGAAAGCAGCTTCAATAGTCAATACATCGTATTTTTCGTTAGACTTGTCGATAGCGGTCACTTTAGCCCCTTTAGAGCCATTTCCGATAAACATACCAACATAGGCTAACGGAGTCTTTGCGATTTTAATACTTGTGCCGGAAGCATAGGCTTCGGCAACTCTTATATTTCTCACCGTATGGGCAAACTTGTTTTTCAAATCTGCATAGACCGGAATAAAAGACGGGAGGATAGTGCCTACCGCCAAGTTCGTTGTATCGAGCTTATAAGGTCCACGTCTGCGAATACCCGTTTGGACATCGTAGCGTTCCTCTTGCTCGACAGGTGGAACCAAGTCATACTTAAATCCTGCTGACATAATTAATTTTTGTTTTGTTCAACATCTTTTTTTGTTTCCTCATTAATCATCTTGGCGATAGATTCAGCTTCTTTCTCAATCTTCGTTTCCGCTGATTCGGGAGGGGTAACACCGCTAAAGCCGACATTAGCAAGTTCCTGCTTTGCATCCTTGAAATAAGTATCTAAATCTGCATCTTCAGGAATTGCATAACGCTTTGCGAATGTTTCGGGAATACCGTACTCCTTTGCCTTTGCCAAAACCTGCTCTTGACGGGTAACCTGCGCTTTCTCTGTCTCAAACTGAGTAAGTTTGTCCGAAAGCGGCTTAACGGCTGCACTCACTGCATTGGCGATGATAGTTGCCATATCATCAGTAGGTTTCTCAACAGGCTTTTCTACCGGTTTCTCGATTTCAATTGGTTTACCGTCCTTCAAACCGTGTTTCTTCTCGTAGTTGGATACTGCGGAAGTAACGGCTGTATTAGCCCGGAAATCACCATAGGAATTTAACACGTCCTGAAAGCCTACTCCATCCGCGATTGTCTGTAATTGGCTTTCGTCCGTAACACCGACCGCTTTCTTTTCAGCGATCCGGCTTAAAGTAGCTTCATCAACCCCAGGGAATTTGGTTTTGAGTAATGCTAAAATCTTTTCTTTCATACCGTATGAATTTTCGTTTAAAATCTTTGGTATAAAAGTAGATAGGTTATGTATAGATAAGAAATTTCAGAATACGGAATACATGACAATAGAGCTATTGTCGTAAAATCAGCATAAAAGTAAATGGATGGGAATAGAAGGGGAAATTTTGAAGGGAGAAGAAAAGCACATTAAGAGGCAATGTGCTGAATATATATAAAAAGGCGTGAAACCGGGTAGGAATCACGCCTAACGATTTTATTTTTTCTTTTTTTCAAGCCAATTCTTAATATCATCTAAGGTTTGTTCATATGTTTCTGACATAGAAGGAAAATCTTTTATATTCCAATAGAAAGCCCATAGTTTAAAAAATTGTACTATCAATCCTGCGTAATTAGCACAATCGTCTCGCACTATGTCAAATATTTCAAATACTCTTTTGTCTTCGTCAGGATGTTGTTCATCTCCATTTAAATCCTTTGAAAAAAACAGTAATGAAAAAAGAGCTGAAATAACCCCAAGAGTCGCAGTAATCTTATCTGTATCTAGAACGTCATAATAAATATCCCAAAAGGCCAAACTATCTGCATCTTTCTCATCTTCTTTAGTAGGACAAATATGCCCAAATCGGAAATGAGCTAATTCATGCAAAAGAATAAAAATTATACCATAACAATAGACTGAATTAGTTTTACTTCCATAATCACTGGTCATATCCAAACAATTAAAACGGCAAACATCCTCCTTTGTGAATTTAGTTGTTATCAATTGTTCTGCTAGTCCAAATTCAGAAAAAGCCTTCTCAAAAACAGCCTGATGATCTATAATTTCGTTTAACACATCAATTTCTTTTGTTCTTTTTTGAGACAGTTTTACCATTTTAATTAAAGCGTCTTTTATTTCCTCTGTTTCTTTTGCCAATTCCAATTCTAAAACATTAGCATCATAAGTTTTAATTGCTATATCACATATGATCCATAAGAACTGGCAATATGCAGAAGATAACTTGACTCTATTAAGAGAATCTAACTCAGCGACCGTAGTAATCTTCCCTAAGAGATCAACCCACATAATTTCATTTTGCAATCCTTTTTGAATTTGTTCTGGAATTTGCGATGATCGAATTTTTGAAATTTTCTCTGTTATTTCACTATTCAATTTATGTACAGGAAAATTTAAAACAATTTCTGTATTTTCCATTATCACAATAAATTTATAACCGACAATTCCTTACTCAAAGACTGAATACCTTTCTGAATCTTCTCCAGTTGTTGTTTGCGGGGTTTATGCACTCCGGCAGCATAATGCCACAACTGACGTTCATTGATGCCGGTTATCCGGCTTAATGCCGCTTTCGTGAAGATGCTGCTGTAGTAATTGATAAAAGTGGCAGCATCGATCTTAAACTTTAGCTCAAATTCTCCGGTCAAAATCTCTACTGGATTAGGATTGTCTTCTAAGTACAATTCGATAGCCTCTTTCATATTATCCTCAATCTCTTTCATGTCGTTACCAACAGTAATGACCGGAGCACCTTCGATGTACGCACTTAGATTCTTTCCCGCATGTTCTACAATAACTTCTACTGTTTTCATATTACCTCCTTTTTTAATTAAGAGAACAAGGGGGCTACTTTAGCCCCGCTT